GCGTAGTCTCATTGCCCGTGGGAACGGGGTGCGTGATGCGAAGATGGGTAGCCACGATGGCGCGGAAGCGGATGTGATGGGCATGATGGCGGAGTATGGATTTGCCAAGCAGATGAATGTATTCCCCGATCTTGGCCTTACCCCAAGGAGCGGGTCTGCGGATGGGGTAATGGCGAGCGGAAAGCGTTATGATATAAAAGCGTCCAAGCACAAGAGTGCGAGGCTACTTAGCACACTCAAGGTAAACCCCGATGTGGATGTGTATGTGCTGTGTGTGGTGGATGGAAACACTTTGGATTTTAAGGGATGGGCGTGGAAGCACGAACTCATCAAGGAGGAAAATAAGAAAGACCTCGGTCATGGCGTGGGCTATGCGTTGGATCAGGATAAGTTGAGGAAGTTTAATGCCTAAGTTCACCTATGCAGATGAGATAGACGCGAACTTCGGTATCCCGTGGACGAATGATCTACGGTTTACCAAGGGCGATTTAGAGTGTGCGTTATCCGAGGAAGAGATCGATGCTCTTCCGCCTGAGCGTGCAGAGATGCTTAGTCGCTTACTGATCGACCAACCCAATAGCGAGAAGGAAGATCCAATCCAATGGGGTTGGACTCTTCCTGGGTGGCGTAGGGTGATGGATAATTGGAAGGATACGAAAATCCATGTGATCCTCGGCGGTAACCGTAGCTCAAAGACGATGTTCGCTTCCCGCATGCTGGTACACTTGGCTCAGTCCATCCCCGAAGCAGAGATTCGCTCGATGCATGTTACGGAGGAGCGAAGCATAACGGATGCACAGAAGTATATTTGGCAAAACTTACCAGCACGCTACAAGCGGGCAAAGAAGAAGAGCGAGAACCATAGCTTGCAGTACAACCAAAAGAATGGGTTTAACTCTGCCAAAGCAATCTTACCGCCCACCACCCCCGGTGCAGAGCGTGGAAGTACGATATATTTTAACAATTATAGGCAGTACATGGCAGACCCTCAGATATTCGAGGGTTGGTCTGCACACGCCATCCACCTGGATGAGGAGGTCCCCGAAAGTATATTCAATACATTGCTTGGACGGACGGTGGATTATCACGGGCGTTTGATCCTTACTTTCACAACCTTGCAAGGCTGGACACCTCTAATCAATAGTTTGCTCAAGGGTGCAGAGACTGTGCAGTCCAGGTATAGCGATATTATTGGTAGGGAATTACCTACTGAGCAAATTTGTCACAATTGGCCGGACTGCCGCATTTATTATTTTTGGACCGAGCATAACCCATTTATAGACGGACAAGAGTTAATTCGCACATACTCTCGGCAACCATTGGAAGCGAAGCTGGCCCGGCTCTATGGTATACCGTCCAAGGCGATGGAGGGGCGTTTTCCAAAATTCAACCGCGAAACGAATGTTGTGCCACATGAGAAGATCCCCTTCATCGCCGATCCGTCCACCCCATGCACCCGTTACTTTGTGTGCGACCCTGGGGGGAGCAAGCCTTGGGTGGCGATATGGGCGGGTGTGATGCCGGATGGGCGAATCTATATTTACCGCGAGTTCCCTGACAGCACGATGGGGCAATGGGCATTACCACATGTCAATGCATTGGGGAAAAGTGTGGGTAAAGCGGGTCCCGCCCAGCGTCCGCTAGGATGGGGGTACGAGGATTACCGCAACCACTTCGAGGACTTGGAGGATGGGGAGGATATATTTGAGCGTATTGTGGACCCACGCATGGGAGCGGCCACGGTGCGAACAAAGGAGGGGGAGAGCAATATCATAAATCAAATGGCAAACCTCGACTTTGTATTTCGTCCCGCTCCAGGCGTGGATATCGAGGCGGGTATTGCCAAGATCAATGATGCCCTTGCATGGGATGATTCCGAGCCTATGACTCCTCGTAATCGCCCAAAGCTCTACATATCAGACAATTGCGACAATACAATTACCTCGCTCCTTGAGTACAGCGGGCAGAGTAGGGGGGAGCATTTTAAGGATCAGATCGATTGTATCCGCTATTTACTCGTCAGCGGAGCCGAGCATATCACAGGTGCGAGCCTCCAATGCACAGGTGGTGGCGGGTATTAAGTTGACGAGTCAAGGACAAAAAGCTACATTGTGCTACGCATGCACAATTCCTCTGATCCCGAACTCTTGTTCGTTTCCAAGGAACCCGACATAAACTATTTGCGGGATACTTACCGCGAAACACAGTCGAGCCTTGGCGAATGGATAGATCGTAGACAACGCGACTACGATGTACGGAATTGTATGTGGGCGGGAAAGTCGAATGACTTTAAGAAGCATTCCGCAAATTCCGAAACAGGCGAGGTATTCCCTTGGCCTGGTGCGAGTGACCAAGAGATACGCTTAGTTGATAACCAAATAAACAAGTGTGTGGCCATGTGCCTCAACTCGGTACGCCAAGCCCATGTGGTGGCTACTCCTGTGGAATCCAGCGATATTGAGCGTGCCAATGTAATATCTTTATTTGTCCGTTGGTTGGTAAATACCAAGATGGATGACTTTTACGATCAAGTGGAGTTAGGGTTAAATCATCTCTTTGAGAAGGGAATGATGGTCCACTATGTGTACTACGAGTCTCAAGACCTAAAGCAACAGCAGTCAATTAAGTTGGATGAGATTGCCATGGCTATGCCACAGATCGCCGAGGCGATCCAGGATGGCAGTATGGACGAAGAGTTGTCCGCCGCTATGTCCGAGCAGTTCGATGTCTCCAAGAAGAAATCGAGAAGCATGCTCAAGGAGTTGCGCAAGGAGGGAGAAACCACAATCCCTGTCACTCGTCAGGTCATCAGCCGACCACGCATAAAAGCTCTTGCTCCTGACGAGGACATTTTTTGGCCCAACTACACAATCGACCCACAGGAAGCACCCTATGTTTTCCATGTGTTAAACATGACTCCCGAACAACTTCGCTCCAAAATACAAACCGAAGGGTGGAGCGAGGAGTTTGTGGATAAAGCCATAGAATCCGCAACCATTGGGGAGAACGATGTCTACACGCATAACCTTAGTTTACAGGATGAGATCCTCCGAGATGACGATGAAACCATCCGTATTGTTTACTGTTACCAACGCCTGTTGGATGAAGATGATATCCCAGGCATATTCTGCACCGTATTCTGTAATGAAGTTCCTGACCTTTATGCAAAACATACGCTCATGGATTATGGGCATGGTGGATACCCTTTTGTCGTGTCCACTTATGAAAAAACTTCTAAGCGGCTCTACTCCTCCCGCTCCATCCCGGAAGTCGGCGAACCGTTCCAGCAAGTCATCAAAGTCGAAACGGACGCGAGCATCGACAGGCAAAGCATCGCCACGGTCCCGCCGCTCGAACACCCGCTCGGCCGCGCGCCGTCCAAGTGGGGGCCGGGGGTAAGAGTACCTTACCGCACACCTGGCGAAATTCGCTTTGCTGATACCCCGCGTTACGATGCGGGTTCCACCGAGGTACGCAGATTTGTACAGGAAATGTTTGACCGCTACATGGGCAACAACGCACCAGGTGTGGACCCCGTGGAGTCGCAGATTAAACAGCAAAACATCATCAACCGCGTACTGCACCATATGAAAAAAGTGGTGGATCAAGTGTACACCTTGTACCAGCAGTACGGCCCGGACCAAGAATATTTTAGAGTCACAGGCGTACAAGACATGCAGAAGTATGCAAAGGGCAGACCTGGAGAACGATTTGACTTTTACATGCAGTACGATGTGGCTACTCAAGACCCTGAGCAAATGCTCGAACGGGTGAAGACGATTGGCACAATTGCTGGCACGATGGATAAGAATGGCGTGGTTGATACCGAGCAACTCCTCGCTATGGCAATCGGGCAAGTTATGCCCGGTGCGGCAGAGAAAGTAATCTTGCCCAAGGAAACTGCCACACAGAAAGCAATGGAGGAGGAGCGTCAATTAATCGCCGAGCTAGTTGCGGGTGTACCACCCAATGTACGCGAGAACGATGCTCACGAGATGAAGCTCCAAGTATTTCAGCAATGGTTACAACAGCCCGATATCCAGCAAAAAGCCCAGCAAGACCAAGCGTTAGCCGAGCGTATCCAAGGGTATATAAAACAGCGTCAGTTCGCGATCCAGCAAAAACAAAACGCTACCATTGGTAGGCTAGGAGCCGCACCCACACAATTTGGACAAACAGCTAGTGCGGCATGAGCATAACTCATCGTGGTGAGCGATTCTCAGGATACAATAAACCTAAGCGAACTCCTGGCAAATCTAAGAAGTTTGCCGTACTCGCAAAAGAGGGAGACAAAGTTCGTCTTGTTCGTTTTGGAGATCCCAACATGTCCATTAAAAAGAACATACCCGCACGGCGTAAATCCTTCCGAGCGCGACATAAGTGCGATGAAAAGAAGTCTAAACTAACCGCTGGTTATTGGTCCTGTAAGAAATGGTGATCAAATGAAACGAAAAAAGTACCACTCGGTAGATGCTGAAGAAGCAATCAACGCCCTACGATTCCTCAAGAACGAACCCCATTTTAAAACATACATTGAGGTACGCGAGGCGATGCGGGAGGAAACTATCCGCGAATTACAAAACCGCAAAAATATTGAGAACCAAAATCTTCACTTTCACTTCACAGGAAAACTAGAAGCCATAGACGAAGAATTGGACAACTTTTACAGCCTTTAATCTTACCAATAGATTCTTAGCCCTCACGGTTCAGGAGTGTCCGTGGGGGCTTTTTGTTGCCATTTGCTCTACATGTAGCTAAATTTTGCTACACTAGGCTACTAAAGCCTTGACAACTTATGGAAACATTAACCGAAGAGGTTGTCTCGGAATCCTCTGAAAATTCCGCGAATAATATAACGCAAGGAGAGGGTAACCTTTCGATGGCCGAATTTGCCGATCAGTTACTGAAACGCAAGGAACAGCCGGAGGAAGCACAACCCGTTCCTACCGAAGAGATTGAAGAACCCGCTGAAGAAACTGCGGAGCCTACGGATATCTTAACGGAAAACACAGAGTCTGCCGAAGAGGAGCAAGTGGAAGAAGATGAATCTTCGCCGCCCGCAGATCCTTCGGATGTTCTTTCCAAATTTAACATCGACCTGGATAACCTATCCGAAGAGGAGTCCCGCGATCTAGCCAAGGCGCTGAATGCATCTGCCGTCAAACGCTTTGGTCGCTTAACCGCTCAGAAAAAAGCACTACTCGCAGAAAATGCAGAGTTGCAAGCACAGGCCGTACAAGCCCAGCAAACGCAAAGTGCCGAACTGCCTGAGTTCCTCAAGGATAATGCCTTGCACAATGTAAGCGATGTCCAATCTCTCCGTAAAGAAGTTGAGCAACTTACCGCCCTCGTAGAGTGGGCAGATGAGAACCTCGACAACGAAGTGGAGTACGATGACAACGGTAACGAGTATGTGGCAAAGGACGGGGACAAAGTCTACAGCAAAGCAGACTTACGCCGGATCAAAGCAAACGCTAACAAGATCCTCCGTAAAGATGCCCCCGCCCGGCAGAAATGGTTACAAGAGCGTACCCAAGCAGATCAGCAAGCCTTGCAAACCTTCGAGTTCCTCGGAGATGAGCATAGCGATAACTACAAGCTGTTCATGCAAGTAAAGGAGTCCCCGCTCTACAAGCCCTTGGTTCAATACTTACCTAACTCTAACTTCGCACTTGGACTTATGGTGGAGGGATTAAACGCAGTCAAAGCTAGACAAGCACAAAAGGCCGCACCTAAACCCAAACCCAAAGCACCAACCGCGAGTACCGAGGCGGGTACAGCTAGGCCCAAGACTCCCCAGGCGAATGCTCAGAAAGCTCTGCAAGCGGCGAAGGCGAAATTCGACCGATCAGGCTCAATGGCAGACTACCAAGCATATCTTAAACTTAAAAATAAATCATAAACCTTTAGGAGGACAAAACTATGGCAATGGCCAAAACAACCAATGTGTCAGGAAATCGCGAGTCACTCAGCGATATCCTTACAATCTTAGAACCTGAGCGCACCCCGCTTCTATCCCTTGCTAAAAAAGGAAAAGCCAACGGCACATTCTTTGAATGGCAAGTGGACGACATGAGCGAGCCAGCCTTCGCTGGAGTCGTTGAAGGTACTGACGAGACTAGCTTTACCAATAAGCAAGCCAACCGTGCAAAACTCGGAAACTACATCCAAGTATTCCGCCGTAACTACCAAGTTTCCAACATCCAGGAGCTTGTCGATGTGGCTGGTGTGGACAACGAGTTTGCTTATGCCGAAAGCAAAGCTGTTCGGGAAATAAAGCGCGATTTGGAAAGTGCGCTTTGCTCCGCACAAGACCGTCAGCAAGACGATGGATCTTCCAACCCATACAAGACCCGTGGTCTTTTCAAGTGGTTAGGCGAAGGTGGACAACCCGCTGATGTTGGAGCCGGATTCCAATCCGTAGCCAGCGTATCCTTGGGTGCGTCTGCATTCACCGAAGCCAACATGAACGGCTTACTTCAAGACTTGTACGAAGCTAACGGAATGCCCGGTGGTCAACTTACCTTGATCGCTGGTCCTGGGCTGAAGCGCGACATCTCTGATTTCGCTCGTCAGGAAGGTACAACCACCGCGTTGAACTTTCAAGTTACTCAACCCGCTGAGTCCAAGTCCATCTCGCTCGTAGTAAATATGTATGAGGGAGACTTCGGAAATGTGGCCGTGGTTCCATCTTTGTTCCTTAACAGAACAAGCGGATCGGCAACTGTTGACACCAATGCTGGTTTACTTATCGATCCTGAGTACATTGCCGTAAACACCCTTAAAGCTGAGTCTAACTCCGAGCTTGAGAACAAAGGTGGCGGTCGCCGTGGATTCTGCGAAGTGATTGCTGGCTTAGCCTGTTTATCACCCAAAGCACACGGTAAAGTTAATTAATCGTTTGTTTAGCATCTAACCGGGGAGGGGAGAGGTACTGCGTAGCGGGGCCTCTCCCCAAACCTTATACACACACTATGCCTGACTTACTCATCCCAAAGTGGAAAAACGGAAACGGTTCACAGTTCATGAAGAACTTGGATCGTTATTTGCGTTATGAAGTGGATCTCGAACAGCACGAAGCAGTCATGCGCGAAAAAATGGCAATGAAAGAGAACCAAGAAATGGGAGTCGCCAAGATGGAAGGACTCGGACAACTCAAAGCAAGTATCCCCGCACGCGAGTACTTTCGCTGGCATCAAGCCGAGCGTGGATGCTGGGGAGACAAGTCCTTCGTAAAAGAGTTCCTTCGCGATAACCCATCCTTCAAAGCAAAGACGCTATCCAGGCAGTCCTTCAGCGGACCATCGTTTGGCAATAAAGCCCTGGCATGAGGCAAGTAACCGTCAGCAAACTGCTCGATAACCTCAAGCACATGGCGGGGTTAGACAGCTTGCTTACGCAAGAACAAGATGCGGCGGTACGCAGTTTTAATCGCTTTGGCAGATTAGCATGGGAGCGTGCAAGATGGCCCGACACCATACGCTTAGAACCAAAGCTACCCGATGTCCAGGTACGATCCATCGAAGTAACCGTTGGTGGGAGTGGATACACCTCTGTACCTACCGTTACCATTAGCGGAAGTGCCACAGCCACCGCCACTATCAATGCCGATGGGCAAGTAAATGGCGTAGCAGTCACAGACAACGGCACAGGCTACCTCGCAGAACCCACCATCACCTTTAGCGGTGGAGGCGGAACCGGGGCAGAAGCAAAAGCCACCATGATGGGTATCCTCGATTTCGGGTCTGACATTGGCGAGATCATGCGTGTTACCGAACGCGATCCCTACGCCTATGGAAACCCAGCCGAAGTGGCGTACCGCGTGGAGTATTCCGCAAGCGGGTATGGTCGGGTAGTCCTGGTAAACCGTGCGGGTACTGCACCCGTGTATGTGCTATACCGCACACCCTTCACGGACTATGTGTCGAGCGATACGGATTTTCCGTACATATTTTCTGAGTATGCGGTTTTAGGAGCATTTAGTGACATGCTAAACTCAGACGGGCAGATGGATAAAGCGCTCGCGGTACAGCAACAAGCAGAAGCAGTTCTTATAGCCGAGTTAGACAAACTCGAACGACAGCAAGGGCAAAGCAATTTCATACAATTCACAACATACGGATCCACGATCCAAACACCTTATTAATTATGGCAACTAGCGAATATAGAGGCGTAGGTCTTAACGGTGGCGAGTTTATCTCCGACACCTCATCCCACTCAGGCAGATGGTTTAGTATCGTAGCGATGGAAGATACCACCGTTACAAGCATAAGCGGAAACATAAACAATATATCCGACCTTACCACAGGTGGATCATCCCCGCTTACCCTTAGCGCAAACACCGCATTGTACGGAGCATTTGACGAGATCACCTTAGCGACCGGGAGCGTCATTGCATACAACCGATAGATGTTAACGCATGATCTAAATGTCACCGCTGGGCGGCCACACACACCAAGTGGTATCCCTGTACCTGGTGGACCCGTCATTGACGGCGTAATCCAAACAGAGGCGGAGGACTTTCTGCTCGTGGAAGCGGGGCAATTTTTAGCATTCGATTAAGAGGAAATAAATTATGGCGAATAAACGCATTAGCTCACTAGACGACATTACCTTGGTTGGTGGTACATCCACCGCAGAGGTAAATGCCAACGATATTTTACCGATCACCGATGTGGATGACACTACGGGATCAGCACAAGGAACAACCAAAGCAGTAAAGGTTAGCGACTTAATGGGAGAAGCCCCCGTGCAGTCCGTTGCTGGACGAACGGGTGCGGTAACTATCGCCAACACCGATGTGAGTGGCTTAGGCACAGCCGCAACCACAGCATCAACCGACTACGCAACTGCGGCACAAGGTGCAACAGCAGACTCTGCTGTACAACCTACAGACAGCATCGATGTATTAGCCGATGTAGACACCAGCACAGTTCCACCTACCAACAATGACTTACTTAAATGGGACGGATCAAACTTCGTACCCGGTACTGTCTCGGTAGATGTAGACGCACCAATCACCAACGCACTTCGTGGCACGGATAACCCCCACATCGGTGCGTATCCTAATCAATCGTTCAAGGTTATCGATAACCCGTATAAATCAGTCATGGTTGTGGCGGATCAGGCGGGTAACTTGAAGCTGCTCAACTCGCTAGGCGTAAACAATATCGCTGTTGGATTCTCAGTCGTTGAAGACGGCACGGAGCCTGACATTGAAGTGGTGAGTGGTAGTGAAACTTACTCAGTTATCAGCGGAGACTCCGACACTAAAGGAGCCAATGGTTTACCATTTCGCCAAGGCTTTAATAATCCCGACATCGGGGCCAATCCAGCACCCATCTTAATCTCAGGCGGAACAATCGCTTAACTTAATCTTAACTAATATAACATCATGGCAACAGTATACTTTTTCAACGGCACACAAAGCGGAACCGCAGATGGTTCTTATGCAGACCCTTATGATCTTACCCAATTAGCGACACAGGAGTCATCTTCAACATTAGGCGATGTGTTTATTTTTAAGGACGGTACATACGCATTAGGTGCTGATAGAACTTTTAGTGGAGGTGCTGGTATAAGTTACCAAGCGGAGTCGGACAGAGGTGTAATCTTTGACGCTAACGGCAATCACTTTGTTTTTGGGGTCTCTGATAATGTCGGAGCCACGGTAGATTTTTCATTAAGTGGTTTTGATTTTATCGATTTTGCTAACGCAAATAGCCATGCGTTTTATATCCTCATGGACATAACCAACACCGTTACTTTCAATCGTTGCCTCATTGAGAATCAAACAAGCGGAGCGGCTGGTGGAATAATCGGTAAAGCAAATACTACTGAACACATGAATGTGGTGTTTAACCAATGTGTTTTAGATATATCATCGACTGCGTCTGGGGCGGAAGCATTTCGGGATCAAAACGGAACAAGTGCCGCTTTAGCGTCCTTAACGCTTAATGGTTGTACACTCAAGCACAGTACAGGAGGTACAAGTAACATATTTGACAGAACAGGAACGACTGTAATTAAGAACACCATACTTTATGGGGGCAATAGCGGTATTAGTTTAGGAAGTTTTTCTTCACTAACTGAAAGCTACAACTGTTACTACAATGTAAATCAGTCTGCCGACCCCGCAAATAACATCATCGTAGACGACCCGCAATTCGTAGACTCCGCAGATGGCGACTATCGCCTTCGCTCAACCTCTCCTTGTATCAACGCTGGAACCGCAAGCTAAGTAGTCATGGCTTACAATAAGTTACATAAGAAGGACTTTACCATTGCGATTAAACATGGTGCGGATCAAAACGCGGTGAAGTTTAAGAAGGAAGCGGTAAAAGGAGAACTGTTTTTCGATACTACTGATAATAAGCTATACATCGCTTTGAGCGATGCGGGTGCATCGGACGCAACAGTTGTAAGTGTCACGCTTGCGTAATGGCTCCTAACATCAGCGAGGATACGAATGTAAAGACTCCGTTAGCGTTTTTACTGAAGGTCTTTGGTGGGACCATCTTCGTGGTCTACTCAGCGATGTTGATCTATGCACGATTAAATACCTTGGAGATGGAGATCCTACGCCTAAAGCATGAGGTGGAGATGAATAGTGACTTTCGCTACACTTGGCCTAGAGAGGGTGAGTTACCCGCTGATGTCATGCAAAATATGAACATCCAACTTATTAAGGAACGCCTGACAAAACATGAAGCATTGTTAGACGAAATCCGCTACGGAACAGCTAGGTGAAATGGGCGAAATACTTCTTATGTTACTTACGGGGGGCGGCTCGACAGCTATGGGAGCAATGCTCAAAGGTGGGTTCGGAATGCTATTTGAGAGTCGCCGCCAAAAGCACGAGCTTGAACTGGCACGAGAAAGCCGTGCAAACGAAAATTTTCTTAAACTCCAAACTAAATTGGCTGAAGGAGGTAATAATGAGTTCCGGGATTTTTCTCGTAGAATTATTGCTTTTATGGGCATTGGCACTTTGTGTTTGTGCGTCCTGTTCTGCACCCTTTTCCCATCGGCAGAGTTCCTCTCCATCACCAACGCGCATGGCGAAGGCAGAACAGAATGGCTCTTCGGTCTTATTAGTTACCCAGCCAGCCAAGACCCCATCACGCTATCGAGTGGCCACCTCGCCTATATGGGTCACACCGCCCTTATGGGAATCCTCGGATTTTATTTTGGGCCATCACCCAGCAGACGATAAATGAATATGATTGACCGCGTATCAGTAGCTGGAATGAGTGGCACAGCCGCCACCTTTGGCTTATCCACAATCGACTCTTTTTTGGGTATAGCAGTAGGTGCGGTCACCCTCGTGTATATGTCGATCAAACTCTACCAGGAGATCCGCAAGAAATAGATGCCCACATATAAACAGATGGGGCGCTTAGACTCACCGATTCTTACCGATGGGGATCGTGGGTTTCGTGGCATAAATTCTTACCTTGAGCCAACAACCTTGGAAGCTGGTACGGTGGAGGAGTCTGAGAATATGCGCTTAGAGGGCGACCTCGCATCAGTACGCAAAGGTATAGAGTTTAAAGCGGGTGCTGTATCGCTTACCTATGCATCCGGCACAGAGCAAGTATTTACATCTGCCACATTTAGTGATCCCGCAACCGGGGCAGAATTTATCGCAGTCGCTACCGCCAATAAAGTAATTCTGTGGAACGACAGTAATAACACAGGGATCGATATCGCTTATCCAGGTGGCGAAGTAGTGGAGAGTGGAGATAACGCGAGTTTCGTACAAGCGATGGAGAAGCTCATCCTGTTTCGCGGGACAAGCAAATCTCCGCTGGAGTGGGATGGAGATTACACCACACCAACTGCATTCGTTGTAAAGGAAAATGCCACACCCGTAGCGGGCAGGGTACAATGCCCAAATACAAACTTTGGTACATTCTTTAGTAACCGCTTAATCGTTCCCCAGCCCAGCGATTCGCAGTACACCGTGATCGCATCGGATCTCTTGGATACGGATAATTTCTATGCCGCAGAATCGCAGTTTCGTATCAATCGCGGAACAGCAGATCGCTTGGTCGGATTTACTCCATACCTGGAAAATCAGTTAATCGTATTTTTCCGCAATAGTATACATTTAATTAACAACATCGCACTTACCAACTCTGCGGGAGTATTTGAGATTACCCGCCAACGCGGATGCGTTGCCCGCAAGAGCGTGGCCGCGAGTGGTCCGCAGTATTACTTCCTGTCCGATGATGGTGTGTACACCCTTCAACAGGGACTCGACCCCGCAAAAAACCTCGGAGTCGCAATCTCGAAAGTAAGCGGGGAAGCATTACCATTATCACAACCCATCCAGGATCAATTCGCAGATGTGAATTATGCTCATGCAGATAAATCCGTGGGTGTGGTATTTGATAATAAGTATTACCTCGCTGTCCCCACAGGTTCATCCACCACGAATAACAAGATATTCGTCTACGATATTTTAAACACCGCATGGACAAGCGTGGATAGTTTCCCCGCTGGTTTCCAAATCGATGACTTCGTAACTATACTTCATGGATCAAGTCCACAAAAACGCAGACTTTTTGCCGTCTCCGATAAAGGATGGCATTTAATCGAGGAAAGCACCACAGACATCACGGGAACGGTAGGGAGCGCAAGCACAACCTCCACCGCGATAAGTGCCAAGCTCAAGACCCGCTCCTTCACATTCGGGAATATCGATGTGAAGAGTTGGAAGCGCGGACAACTCGGATGCCAGGTCAGCAACGGGGATCAATTCACCATCAAAGTAAACACGATAGACCCGGATCGGACGAACACCGTACACACCGAGAATGCGACAACGAGCGAGGAGAAACTGATTCGCTTTGGGAGTGGACGCGCAAGAGGCTACGCGGCCTCCGTAGAGATCGATGTAACAGCGGGACAGCCTAGCTTTCGCCATGTCGCATTGGAAGCGATAGAGGGCGGCGCAAACGCGAGAAGGGAATACGCATAATGCCTATCACCGCCACAGTTACCCGAGGGTTTACTTACGCCACAGGCGTGGAGGTGTCTAGTGCATCACTTAATCGATTAGGCGAACCAACCGTCACCATACCAAGCGTCACCCAAACCGAGGTGGTGATGGAGAACTTCACCGTAGCTGGATTGCCAACCAACGGCACACCAGGTCGCATCGTCTATGTAACAGACGGGGACGGGGGCAACCCATGCATGGCGGTGGACAATGGTACGGATTGGGTACGGGTAAACCTGGGAAGTGCGGTAAGCTCAACCGAAGCGGAGGAATATTTAATCGCTGACTGATGAACATCCTAGCCCAAGCGAAAGACTTGTACGACAAGTGCGGAATCGACATGAACCGCGATATAGCCACCTACGCCGCCCACGGATATGTGTTTATCACCCCCAACTCATTTTTACTCGGTAAAGCGGTAAACTCGAAAAGCGATATTCACCCGCAAGACCAATGGAATGTCGAAGATGCGGATGCTTGGTATGTGAATATGGCGGTTGGCGATGTGAAAGACTTTATCAGTAAAATACCATACCCACTCCCACTAGTCGGGTGGATGAGGGAAACCAAAAACCAGCCCATTCGCTGGTACGATTTTAAGAAAATACTTCGGAGGAAATAACTTATGAGTAGCGGAGGAACAAGCAGTAGTTCAATTTTAAATATGCCCGACTATGGGCAAGGACTTGCGGAAGCATTACAGGCACAGACTGATGCCCTATCAGGCTCACTTACAGGAACCCCGCTACAACAGATTATTGAACAGTACGAGCGACCACTTCGTATGTCTGCCGCACAGATCGATAATGATGTGCTTCGGCAAACATTGCTTGGTGGGCAAGTGCCTATCTATGAGTCTGTATCTAGCGAAGATTTAGCAGAGCGCAGAGTTTCTCAACCGGGTGAGGGTGGACAAGTCACACAAATCGACTACGGAGGAGCCGTCACCAAGGATGGTCGGGTAGTTATTGGGGATAGTGAAATACCTGCTGGTTGGAAAAAACTAAAAGAAGACATAGCAAAGGCTGGGGGTAACCTTGAGAAAATAACTATAGCCTTACACAACAATAGGGAGGTTTTAAGGGAAGTTGACCCATATGAAGCACGAGAATGGGCAAACTTTGGTAGTTTTTTCGGTCAGAGTTTTAACCCAAATGACCCAGACTCGGTTCTCAAGACGATGATAGTGAAGATAGGGTTTGGTACTGGTGGTAGTGGTGTAAAAATTCTTGATAAGCTGTTTGAAAATTATGGTAAACCCGAACCTGTCTACAGGAAGAACGCGGACGGTACAGACTTTATCGTACCCAAAGATGAGGAAACTGGTGAGTTTATATTAGAAGCAACCAGCGAGACGGAAATACCCGATGGCGGAACAGTTTCAACCACAGGTGAACTTACAGGCTATACCCGTGCGGGTACAGGGTTGATCGATATGCTGGGCGATAGTCGTATGGCGATTGATCCCACCACAGGACTACCTACCAACCGCCAAGCTGGCTTCGATGAGAACGACAAATTCCTCGGACTCTCCGCCCTTGCCGAAGATATACAGCGGGGCAACCTATCCCGCCAGCGCGAAGCAGACCTTGCGGATGTGGAGAGGTTGTCAGACCGCTACTCCACACTCATGGAGGATTACAAGCCTGGCACAACCAGCGGAATTGATGATGCTCGTACCCTCCTCGAACAACAGCGTGAAAACCTAACAGGCTTACGCGAAGCCACCCAAGCAGATGTGGATGCTGGGCTTGCTAGTGCTGTAGGCGAGATGATTCAAACAGGTAGCGGTGGTCCTGTGACTCTCCCTTCAGATGCTACTTTTGGGGGTAGTGTTTCGGGTAACACAATGACAGCCGCAACGGTGGCAGACCCATTGGCATTATCTGCACCCACATCATATGACCCATCCGCATCGGTAATTGGTGGAACCTTTGACGCGAATACATCCTACAATGCCACACAGGTAGCCGACCCAATGGCACTAACTGCACCAACTAGTTACGATCCTTCCGCCTCGGTAACAGGAGATGGGTACACCGCTACCGCTAACTTACAAGGCGGAAATATCGGTGCAGATTCACTTCGTGCCGCACTCTTAGCAGATGCAGAGACTGCATTAGGACAGGGGTTAACTGAGCGCGAACAGGCAAGTATTTCAAACGCTACCCGTGCAAGATCGGGCCTCATGGGAAGGACATTTGATCAGTCAGGTGCAATCGCAGAAGCCCAAGCACTCGTAGCAGAAGATAATAATCGCAGAATGCAGAACCGAGCCTTTGCGGGAGATACACTCGGACGGGAATCTGACATTCAGCGATCTGATCTTGATCGTGGTCTCCAAGCATCCATGCGTAATCAAGATGCTCTCAACCGAGCCGCAGAATTTGGTGCATCGCAAAATATGCAAGCCCAGCTTGCCAACCAAGCCGCAACCAACCAAGCACTTAGCCAAGGTTTATCCGCTGGACTCTCGCAAGAAGCACTAGCCGCCCAACAAGCACAAGCTAAAGCAATGGCAGATGCTACTGCCACTAACCGAGCAAGAGAATTTGGCGTGGGTGCTGGATTGGAACAAGAGGCACGGAGAAACCAAGCTGGCTTACAGGCACAACTTGCGAACCAACAAGCCACTAACCAAGCCTCCCAATTCGGAGTAGGTGCGGGAATGGAGCAAGACGCACTACGCGCCCAACTCGGTCAGCAAACCAACCTCGCACAAGCAGAACTTAACCAACAAGCAAATGCTTTCGATGCAGATGCCGCCCAACGCGCCGCCACCGTAAACCAAGCACAAAGGCAACAAGCCGCCCAATTTAATGTAGGCGCACAAATGGATGCCGAACGATTAAACGAGCAACTGCGCCAACAGGGTTTAGGTAACTACATAAACGCTGTTGGTAACCTCGCACAAATCGAAGACAAGTTTACACTCGATCCATTCCAAGCAATCTTGGGCAGAGCAAGTGGGGGAAGCCTACAAGCTGGACAAGGAATATTCGGACAAGCGGGTTACGGGTTACAGAGTGGTCCACAATACCTCAACCCCGAATCGGGACTAGGGTATATCTCTAGCATGGCGGCGAACCAAGCAAATATGTATGCCGCAAATCAATCGGCTAATGCGAGTAGGAATGCGGGTATGATGGGTGGACTAGGTTCGCTTGGTGGTGGAATCATCGGAGGGTTAATTGGATTAGCTGGATAAGGAGAAATAATTATGAGCAGATTTTTTAGCGGAAACTACGGATCACAATTAGGCGACACGAGAACTGCCGCCAATTTAATCGCCCAAGCGGGCGCGACTCAAGGGCAAGCACTCGCCAATATGGGTCAACAGTTGGGTGGGGTAATCGGAGGCGCGATAGAGAAGTATCAGCTTAATAAGGAGAAGCAGAAAGAGAATAAAGCTACGATTAAATCAAGCATAGGTATTCTTCAACGCATGTCCAAACTTGATGAGGCTAATGCCCCTGAGTACATGGCATCAATTCAGCAGTTAGAAAATGAAGATATACCTCTTAGCCAACGCGGCATGCTTGCAGATAAGACCCTACAAGGACTTTCCATTACTAATCAATTACAGGGGCAGATGTTGAGCAACCAAGGAAAGCAACAGGCTTTAGGGTTAGCGAGACAACTAGAAGCTAGTACCGTTGAGAATGCTAAACTTCAAAATACAAACTTAGGTTTGAGAAATGATTTAACAGAACTTACGAAAAGAAAAGGAGAGGCAATTACTACAGCAGAAATTAGGAGTATCCTGAGTAGGTATAACCAAGAGCAAACACTCCTTCCGAGTGAAACAGACGCTAAGTTGGCCACTAATAAACTTACCGCAGAAACCGCACAGGCATCAAGGGAACTTCTGCCGTTACAAACATCTGACAAAAAAGGAGAGTTTGCCGCTAGGTCTACTCAAAGAAAAATTGTTGACGAAGTAATAGACCAATCAGGCGGTATCGAGGGAATGGCTAGTAAGGAAGTGGAGTCTACTGACCTAAAGATAGAGGCAGCTAAACAAGAGATCGAAAACAAGAAAGTTCTTGCGAGTTACTACCAAGATGTAGGTTTAGCTAAAAAGCTAGAGGCAGTAGGTAAATTGAATCCTTCACTTAAACAACAACTAGATCCATTGACTAAAATGCAAGGTGATTTACTTAGCACTAAAGTTGCAGTTCCTGGTGAAGGTCAAACTCGTATAACGCTATCTGAGTATTTAGAATTAAATAAGGAGGATGACACTAAATATCCATTGAATGGCATAGCTGGAAAACTTCTTGGTATATTACAGAGTACGGATAAGCAAATGGAAGGTATTTTGTCCGAGCAACTTGTTGATGTTTATAAACCAGACGAGGAAGAGCAGAAACAACCGTTCAATTATACAGATATGGGCGGAACACAAACTCTACAAACCTACCCAAGATTATAAGACATGCCAATAGTCAAAATGTCACTAGGCGAAGCCTTGGAAAAAGGCTACCAGGTTGTAGGCGCACAACAAGCACAACGAGAGGATGCCACATTTAGTGAGTCTGCAATTAGTATTGGCCTCGAAGTTGTACCCGCATTACTAGGTGGCATAATGGGTGGACCCGCTGGCGGTGCTGGCGGTGCTGGTATAGGTAATTATCTATCGCAAAGATACAGAATTTCACGAGGACTCCAAGATGATTACGGACTTGGTGAACTTGGCGCATCTATGGCATTAGGTGCGATACCTGTAGGTAAACTCGCAAATGTTGGCACAGTTGGTAAGACTGCAATTCGCGGAGCGCAAGGATCAGGTATGGCGACCGCCGAACTTGCCGCAAGAACTTACATAGACGAAGATCGTGCGCCTACACAGGAGGAACTCGCAAGCACTATATTATTTGGTGGCTTATTTGGTGGCACACTTGGTGCAGTAGAGGCGAAGTATTTAAACGACACTTTAGATATTGATGCACCCGAAGGGGCGACCCGCCCGGAGGTAGTTAAACTACTTGAGAATAAAATAGATGAAGCTGGTGGTATGGATAACTTTGCGGTGGGTAGACCAACCGTCACCGCCCTTGGTCCACGCAGACTGCGTGTATGGAATCCAAAAGAATTAGAAGGCCCAAACGCCGAGACACCAGGGGAGTTATTACTCGGAGGAATAGAGGGGCAACTTTTACTTGAGGCAGAGAGTGCCGTAAATAAAGCGGCACGAGTAAAAGGCGAGGAAGTGACTGAGCAGATGGCCACACTTCAACAAATATTCGAGGGTAAGGATCTCGCGGATAACCAAATCTTTAAAGGTATTAATACCACTATCAATAAAGGCATCCAGCGCGTGGGTGATAATACTGAGTTAAATTCCTTAAAGGAACGCATCGCGGTATTAGATCATAAACTTGGTAAAGGACAGGGAGCCAAGAAAGAGCGTGCGAGGATCGAGGGCGCTATGCGTAGGGTATATAAGCGTAACGGTTTAAACCTTCTAGATTTACAGGACGATATGCGTGCTTCGCAAATGGCTCCTAATGATCCACCAAAACTCACAGGTAAGGATCGCCCACCCACAAAAGCTGATCCGATGACTAAGGAGGAGCGACTAGCAGAGAAATATTTTGGGCAAGGGTACGAAAAGTTTTTCGGTGGTGCTGTATCCACAGGTGCAGTAGGTGCGGCTATGTTATCCGAGGAAGATGAGGACGAAATGAAGCGGGCTGGGTTTAGTCCTGAGATGATCCTTGTTTTAATTGCCGCCGGACTAGGAGCGAAAGGGTTTAGTAAATTTAGAAAAACCAAGTCGTTCAAACAAATGAACGCACAGGGTAGGGCAAACCCAAAGCAAGCAGAACCTACGCAGTTTAAGGAGCAACGCATGGCCAATAACATGGAGCGTAATGCTTTTGCGGGTCCCACTAATGCAGAGAAAATAAAAGAGGATGCTAAAGGTATTATCAGCAACATGCTTGAGCCTCTGTCGCGTAAGTTAAAGAAGATAGATGTATCTTTGGCACGGGTATTTCGCGATCATGATATGCAAGTCGCAGTAAAGACAAGAGAGTACATGGATAAGGTAACTCCGTTTCTGAGGTCCGTTACCCCACGATTAAAAAATAGTCCCGAACTTCAGCGTAAGTTTAAACAATACTTACTTAATGGAGAATACACAAAGATATCAGACGAGATACTGCCGTCTATTAAAGCACCCGAAGCTATATTTAAACAAATGAGCGATATGCGTAGCACGCTCGATGAACTGCGTGACTATGCAAGAGAGCGTGGAGGAATAGATGTAGGGTATATAGCATCCTATTTCCCAAGGCAGATAAAGGACTATAAAAAATTTAGAAAAGCGCTGGATGAAAAGCTAGGTAATACCCAAACTAAAAACCAAATTGATCAAGCCTTAGACGAGTATGCGAAAAAGCACGGCTATGATAACGCCGATCTAATACCACCCGAAGAAGCGGGCGAAGTGGTAAGTCGAGTACTAAGAGGTTACCCTGTTCAGCCTGGTCAGATGCCAGCTAATGCGAAGATGCGGAAGATTGAAGAGGTAAATGAAGAGTTCTTGGATGCCTATGCCGATCCAGGTGACGCACTTACCCAATATGTGGAGCGTATGGTACAGGCAACTGAACGCAGAAACTTTCTTTTCCGTAAACCAAATGTAAGCCAAGAGGTTGGATTCCAAGGAAGCCGCGACCGCACAGGTGGGGATCTCGGCATGTCTATGGATATGGATGATGGTGTAGTAGGCGCAGTCGCTAGGAGACTAGGCACAGAAAATAACTTATCTGCGGACGATGTGGATGCACTCCGCAAAATAATCAAAGCTAGATTTAGCGGGCAGTCTGTAAGCAATGCGGCGCAAGTCGTGAAGAACGCAAACTATATCGCCACAATGGGTAACTTTGGTTCGGCAATCACTCAGCTTGGTGACTTGGCTTATAGTATACACTTTAATGGATTTGGTGAAACCTTCCGCTCTCTGTTTAATCGCAAAGATAATTACGATTTTGTTAAACACTTTGGCCTTAGTGACCACAATATAGATACAATTACTACAACAGGAGGATTAAGTAAGGCACTCGATAAAGTCTTTACTGTTACCGGGCTAAAGAAGCTCGATCAATTGAGTAAGAATACAACCATGAATGCATCGTGGAAAAAGTATAAAGCTCAAGCGATGAAAAACTCCAAGCAGTTGCAAGACGAACTTACTCCTGTGTTTGGAGCAGAGCGTGCTGGACAAATGGTAAAAGAATTACGCGAAAGTAATCCTGGGTCTAAGAACCTACCTAAAGGAGTGGAGGAATTAATTTGGTACAAGTTCCTTGATTTGAATCCAGCGAGTCTTACCGAGATGCCATTGTATTACAATGCGGCTGGTAATATGCGTATCGCTTATATGCTCAAGAGTTTTACCATAAAGCAGTTCGATGTATTTAGGGAAGCCGCTGGTAAAGACATAGCGGAAGCTAAACTCAAAATGCAAAAGGGCGACAAGCAAGGTGCGGCTCGATCTGCGGCACAGGGTATCTATAAACTTACAAGCCTTGGTCTGATATTCGGTGCGGCTAATGCAAGTACCGATGTTATTAAAGACACAATGTATGGTCGCCCAACGGACATGGATGATCTACTTGCAGATAACGCATTAAAGTTACTTGGTATCAATCGATACTTGGCTTACAAAGCACGGCGCGAAGGTGTAGGTAAAGCAGTAATGGAGATGGCACTTCCGCCCATGACAGTCATTGATAGATTGGGTAAAGACTTAGATAACTTATTCCAAGGTAAAGACTACAAAGGTAACATGTTACAAGGCACACCTCTCGATATTATTTATTGGCAGTACTTGGGTGGACTTGACAAAACTCAACGAGCCAAGTAGCGTGAATCTAGCGTAGTTTTCATCGACTACCTTTTGTTATTAAGCGGGGGCAACCCCGCTTTTTTTTGCACTTTTTTTGTTAATAGTTTGACACGAATGTCTATTGTGTTTTTTGTGCGTGAATCGATTCGCGGATAGCGTAAGATAACCCAAATGCCGGCGTAGCTCAGTTGGTAGAGCAGGAGACTCTTAATCTTTCGTGGATCGTGATGAATACTGACACGAAAAATTATGATTACATTGACCAAGGCTCCGCAAAGGGATACCAACTCTCGGCTTATGATGAACGCGAACCCCATTCGTGCCGTCTTGCCCAACGGCGATACCCTGATAACGCGAGGAGGTTTACCCTCAGTAGCTGACGAGTTAGCCCGCCCGTCATGGCCGATGATTGAGGAGTTGTTTTGGACCTACGAGACAGAAAAGCTGACTGCTGGTAATCCTAAGGACGATACCAAGCGCAAAAATGTGGTGGCTATGCGCCGCATCTTGGTGCGTGCGGGGATTGATCCCGTAACATGTGACATCCGCCACTTCGCGGGGAGCGTGGGTAACCGCTGTATCCCGGAGTGGTATGTATGCACGCATAGTGCGAACGATGTAAGGTTAGCACGCTCGATGTTCTCCAAGCGGTGGATTATGTTTTACCGCTCGCAGGGTATCGACACCCGCCCATTTGCGAATTGGGTGGCGTTACCTTTGCAAGGGATCAAGGTGAAGCAGTTTGATCCGAAATATGGCGAGGAAGATAAGATCAATGAGCGTTGTAGGCGCTTAAAGACTGAGGATCAAAGTATGTATTTAATGTACGCATTGGCGTACGGTCTTGGTCTTCGTAGTTCGGAGATCAAGCGAGCAAGGTTTAAAGACTTGCACTTAGATGGTGTAGGTAATCCTGTAATTGCGATACATAATCCTAAGAGTGGCGGTAATATTCAGTATCGTCCATGTGACCCATCATGGTGGGAGGAGATAGTATCTTTTAAAACATCGTCCGATGATTTAATAGTTCCTGTCCAAGAGGATAGGATTACAAGGGACTTTCCGCAGTTCCTCCGTGAGGAATGTGGAGTGGAGGACCTCAGACCTGTGCATCGCTTGCGTAAGTATTGCGGGCATCGGGTGATGAGGAGTAACGGGAATAACGCATTTGTGGCGAGCCGTGCGCTTGGCCACTCAAGTGTGGAGATGACTAGCAGAGTGTATGTTGGGAATCCTCAGATAGCGCCTAGCTTCTAGGGGTCGCTAATATCTTATTACTTCTGCGTATAAATGGAATAAAACAGACTACAAAGGAACACTAATGGCTACTACAATATCAAATAATGGTGTAAGATTTAGGCACGAGCCTGGGTCTATGGACATAGAAATCTACGCGGAAGCACCTACCGTGCTACCGATCAAGGAAGTGGTGGAGGACCTTATCGGTCTACTTTCAAGCGAACAGGCAACTGAAGTCCTTCTTCTCCTTCAAGCGCCTTTAACGCACCGTTTAGTACATGCTCAAACACCTGAGCTTGCATGAGTCCTGTGTCTGCGGCGATTTCTTTCACTCGTTCACGGACATACTTGGAGTATCTGATATTCACGGGTTGGGTGAGTCCTTCTTTTTTTGGCATAGTGCCAACACATAAACACACATAAAACACATAACACAAGGAGAAAATATAATGGGATTCTTAGATGGAATAACAGAAGTGAAGTCATCCGGCGATTCGGGTGGCAATTATATGAAACTACAACCTGGTGCGAATCAGTTCCGCATTGTGGGTTCCGGCGATGATGGAGGATTCATCCAAGGCATGCTTGGTTGGTCCACGAATGACGAGGGTAAACGCCAGCCACATCGGTGGAGAGTGGGCGAAGATGCACCACGCACATTCGAGGAGCGTCCGAAGGAGTTCTTTGCGATGCTGGTTTGGAACTACAAAGAATCACGCATTCAGATTCTTGAGCTTACACAGGCTGGTCTGAAGCGCGAACTGATGGCATTGGCGAGTGATGCGGAAGATTGGGGTGACCCAAGAAAGTATGACATCTCTATCACCAAAAGCGGTGAGGGTTTGGAGACGACTTACGCGATGACTCCCAAGCCACCGAAGAAGCGTGCCGATGAGATTAACGAGGCGGTGAAGAACTTAAAAGCTAACCTAACGGCACTCTATGATGGTGGAGATCCATTTGAGGATGCACCCGCACCTGTACAAGAACCTGTACAGGAAGAAGCCGGAGAAGAAGAGGAGCCATTCTGATGTCTATTGGTAAGATTAAAAAGATTATCTGCGAGCGTATGGGTGTGTCGCTAGAAGCCTTGGATTCGCGTTCTCGGCTGAAGCGTACCGCCCTAGCTCGGCAGATCGCTATGTTCTATGCATATGCTATGGGCAACACATGCATGGAGGTGGGTCGCAAATTTAAGCGCGACCACTCCAATGTTAGCCACGCACGAAAGAAGGTGGAGCATTGGCGTAAGTACGATTGGGAGATTCGTGCGATGCTGGAAGGTATCGAAGACGAGTACCCTGTATTAAAAAAGGATACAATCGTATGTTAGTAACAGACATATCGAATGAAGCGTACCACGGGTCGAGCGAGTTAT